CTTTTCTGACAGCTTCTCAAGATCCTCAGCCGACGCCCCCGATATAGCTCCGACCTTCGCCATGCCAGCCTCAAACGACATACCAGCCGCCATAGTCTGCTTCGCCAGATCGATCAGCGCCTTGGTGCACTTCTTGATGATGTTGCTCGCCAGATCTGCCAGAACGCCCTTCATCACCGAAAAGCCTTTTTCCGCCTCCTCAGCGGCTTCTCCAGCGTCGTCGGTGCTTTCTTCAAGCTCGTCCAGTCCTTTCGCCGCTCCTTCCGTGACCTTCTCAGCACCATTGATCTCGCTTTTCAGCTTACTCATCGCTGATTTGGACTCGTTCATGCTTGCCGTGCTCTCGGTGAGCTCTTTACCTAACGAATCAACGACCTCTGACTGTTTCTTATACGCGTCGGACGTCTCGCCGCTTTCCTTGCCGATCCTGTCCAGCTCCTGCACAGCCGCTTTGTACTCTTTTGACAGCGCCTGATGCCGCGTCTGCTGTGCCTGTAAGGCGACTGTGTACGCCGCAAGAGCCGTTTTGGCGCGCGCAAGCGCTTGCTGTTGAGCGTCGATAGCCTGATCCAGCTGTTTCTGTGCCTCCGCAGAATTGCGGATGCTCCTGTCGCTCTGCGCGAACTCTGTGACCTGAGTCCTGAGCGCGCTTGACATTGACGCCAGATCCCGCGTTATTGCCTGAATCGCGTTTCTGTATTCACTTTCGCCGGTCAGCTTGACCGCACCGCCGAAACCTGACATGCGATTACCTCCTACATTTTAAAACCACTCCTGCTCCTCCTGCATCTGTGCGTATGCCTTGGCGTACGTGGTTCGTGACTGGGATAAAGCCATTTCAAGATCCCAGTCGTCTTTATAGTGCTTATATAACTTGTTAAACGTTGTCAGTGTGAGGCGTCCTGTTTCCTTGAAACCGAGCCCCAGCTTTGCCTTCCCGATAAAGAGATACCACGTAAAGTCTATGACCCCGTTGTTCTCATCCTCATCGGGAATTATGCGTTTTTTTCAGCGCTCTCCGTGCTATTAATAACGACAGCGTTCATTTTCGCCGTCGCTGTCGGCAGACCGATCTCCGTTATCAGACGCCCGACCTGCTTTCTTGTCATCGGCGGGATGTTCGTGCCATTTTCTTCGTTGTCAATATCAATTCCCTCATTGATCATGCACATATAGCCAAAAATCACAGCCTTAGCGTCGGGTTCTCCCGTCATGTCGGTCAGCCCCGCCCAGTTCATCACAGACCCATACTCAGCCTGTATCTGCGCCATTACATTCAGATTGAATACAACCCTATACTCTTTTCCTCTATACTGGATCTTTCCTTCAATGTCGTTCATCTCATTTTCCTCCGATATAGATAAGTGGGGGCGGTTTCCCGCCCCCGCGTGTTCCTCAGGTAGATGCCTTCAGCAGATTTTCAAGGTAGGTGATCGCCTCGTCCTGAGTGTCAAACACCTGCGCTTTAGACCAGTCGCCGTTTTTCAGAGTGCTGATCGTGCCCTCCATCGTGCCGGTCGCGAACTCAAGGTTTTCGCCCTTGGTGTTATCTTCCTGAGACGGCTCACTGAACTTGACCTTGTACAGGAACTCAACCTTATACTTGCGGACGTTGTTGATCATCTTCACGACCACACGTCCTAAGCCCACATACGGAGCTACATCGTTGGCGTTGCGGACAAGCTCGCCCTCGGTGATGGTATGTCCCAGCATTTCCGCCTGCATCTCAATGTTCTCATCGTCAAGACCGATCGTCACCGTACCAGACTGAAAGCTGGTGTCAGACTCAGCCTGCGCGTCGTCAGCATACAAAGTCGCACTGTTGTTGCTGATGGACACGTTACAGCTGATAGCCTTGGCGGGTTTCTTCGCGCCTGCATAGGACGGCGTACCGTCAGCCGCCTCTGTCAGCGGTGAAAAACGGAAATTATTTAATCCGATTTTTGCCATTATTCATCCTCCTCTTGTTTTAGATACGCAAAGCATAGCGTCTTGTGATAGTACCCCGTGTCGACCTCGTACATATCCGCGCTCGACCGGGATGGCTGGAACACAAAGCCGAACGGCTTTAATGTTTTGAAAAGCTCATCGATTATGTCCATATAATTGCGTTTCGCATATACGTCAAAATCGATGTAACCGACGTATCCCAGCAAATCGTCGTCTCCTGCATAGGAGTTGTCCATGTTTACCTGTTGCCACACCACATAAGGCTCTCCGTGCCCTTTGCATGTGAGCCACTTGACGGGAATGATGTTTACGCCAACCGAGAAGTCTTTAAAAATCCTTGTAATTAGCTCATTCATCATCAAGTAACCCTCCACTGGCCTGCTTTTGTGCCTTTAGCATCGCGTTGGCGATCATCGACTGATTGAACGCGTTCCTCAGGAAAGGACGCTTCGGGAATGGGTGTGTAGAGCGTCCGTACTCGTACAGGATCGCCAGAAAGTCAACCGGCACGCCCTTGGTGGTTGAGTATACCTTCCCCCCGCCGCGCCCGCGTCGTTTGAATGATTTGCGCCCGTCGCTGAAAGGAATGTACCCGGAAAAGATGACCTTCGTATTGATTCCGCCATCAGACGGAGTCCGATACGTTCGCGTCAGCTTCCCATACGGCGCGATTTCAGGCGGCGCTGTCGACTTTGCCACCTGCAATGCCGCTTGTGCCCCCGCCTTAGTCATCTCGCCAAAGATCTTTTCGGTATTGTCATATACTCGCTTGAACTCGTTTATGACGTCCGTCGGAAGCACCACGCTGAACTTAGCCATCAATGCGTCACCTCCTTCGCTTGGATCTCCAGTTCGACGCATGCCTCATCGATATTGTTCAGGTACTGGATCTCGTAAGTTTTCCCCCTGTATTCGATAAGCATGTCGCGGTTGATCTCTACTGTTCTGGGGTAGCGGATCGTAAAATTCGTGAAAGCCTGCTCAAAGTCAGACCCGTTCCGAATCAGCGTCATTCCCCGCGTCGTCTTGATCGCCGCCCACGGGGCGAGGACAAGCGTTTTCTGTTCCGTCTGGAAACCCGCGCTGTCCTCGTCCACATGTGTGCTATATATGGCGATTTTATGGTTGTATTTTCCCGCATTCATCATAGTAGATTCACCGAGTGCATGCCGAGGATCGTCTGAACGACGTGGTTAAGGTTAGACTCATTCACGTATAGCGTCCGATTATCCCACATGTCCTGACACAGAATCAGCAGTACGATCACAAAGTCACGATTGCCGTCAAGGTCTGTCAGGCCGGTATAGCTCGTGATATATGATGTCGCCACGCCAATCATCGTCTGTATGGTGTTCAGTGCGTCAGCGTCCATCGGCTCAGACGGCTGGATATAGTCCCAGACGTCTTGAGCCTTAATTTCGCTGACTTTATTAATAACGTTCATTGTGCGCCTCCTTTCGGAGTCTTATTCTATCCTCAGCCTGCGGCCTTCATGGTGAGCTTGGCGATCTGCTGTTCGTCGATGACCTTGGAGTCAAACTCGAACCAGCCTACTACACCGTAAGCGTGCTGTGCGGCGTACAGCTCGCGGAGCACTTCGATGGAAATGTCCTCGTTGAACTTGGTCGCAAGGCCTTTCATGTCGCCGTAGTAGATCACAGCGCCCCCCGCTTCAATGTCAGGCATGTTGTCGGATACAAAGATAGGCTTGCCCAGCAGAGACGCGCCGAACGGCAGAGAAATGTCGTCCTGTAACATGTAACGATCCATGTTATCCTTCAGCAGTCTCAGCGCAGTGCGAGTCTTGGGAGACATGATCCAGATCGCGTCGCCCTGAAATTCGTCCTTGATAGTGTCATGGAGCTTGATCACGTCGTCGGCAGTGATCTCACCCGCCTTTTCGCTCTCGATTCCGTTGGTCAGGCTGGACAGACCCTCGACAGAGCCGCTCGTGCCGATCAGGAGCTCATGCTCGATGAACCGCTTGATGGCATAGCTCATCTCATCAACAATGAATCCAACGATATTGAAATTCACATTGTTGATCAGAGAACGAGAAATCTTAGTCAGCGCGCCAGCAAGGAAGCCGTTCAGCTCGACGGTGTCGAACTTGCCGCTGGTGCTGGTCAGATCCTGAAACTCGTTGGCATAGGCAACAGTGATCTTGTTGCTGTCTGCCGGGTAAAAAGGCACTTCCAGCTTGCCCTTGACGTTGAACTTCTGGGATCTCTCCAGAATCGGGCAGATATCGTATACCTTGCGGATGATTCTGTTCACGATGGTGGTTGGAATCAGTGCCCCGGCACTGCCCGCGGTCGGAGCGACTTCGCCCGCACGTTCCTGAGTTGCTCTGCCCCAGCAAACATTACGGATGTAGCTGGCAAACTCCTGCTCTTCCTGCTCTTCGATGGCTCTCTTGTTCTCTTCGGCCTCTCTCACTTCTTTCTCCTCCTGTTCCTCTTCTGCTTCAGACCTCTCAAGCTGGCGGATCTCGTCGTTCAGCTTGATAGTC